GCTGGTATGATTGCATTCACTATGATGTTTCCAGAAGAAGATAGATTCGGGGGTGATGAAGTGTTCGCCTCGTGGATTAAAGACAATGGTATTATACTATCGCAAGATGCTGATCCTTCTGGTAGAAGTACAAGTGCACCTTATGTAGGGACTGCTATCTTTGGTAGAGGTGATCCACTTGATTGGGTTATTAAATACGATGGTCTTGTCACTAATATACCATCACTAGAAGAAGGTGCGTGGGGTCATGGTTTAATTAACGGCATGCCAGAAGTCGATGGTGTGGTACGAAGAATACCTTTGATCTCTCAAATAAACGATCAGTTATATCCATCATTAGCACTTGAAACAATAAGAGTCATGAACGGCAAACCATCATATACTGTAAAGGTAAATGAAATAGGTATCGAAGAAATTATATTAAGACCATTCAGAATACCAACAGATGCGAATGGTTCTATGTGGATCAATCCTAATTATAAGTTTACGGAAATAGACTACGTGTCCAATGTATCGCTACCCGATCTTCAAGGTCGTACTGTTCTGGTGGGGCTGACGGCCAAAGGTCTAGCTGCTCAAATTCCAACTTCAACTGGATTGCGTTCTGCTCATCAATTGCAAGCTGCTTCAATTTCCACCTTAATGGCGCAAGAAACTCTTCGTCGTCCCGTGTGGGCGGATCTTCTGGAGATTGTGGCAATGGGAGTTGGAGCTGTACTTCTTCTACTCTCTGTTTACTACTTGCCAATTTGGGCTTCTGGTTCATTATTTGTTATACTCACATCATCATTAACTTATGGTTATTGGTATATATGGACAGAGAATAGTATATTATTATCACCACTCTGTTCTATAGTATTATTTATAATAACATTTATGTCATCATCATTTAATAACTTTTATAAACAATTTGTATTAAGGCAACAGATCAAGAAGCAGTTTGGTACATACCTATCGCCTGATATGGTGAATGCATTACAGAAGGATCCATCGCTATTAAAGCTTGGTGGCGATCGCAAGGAGATGACGTTCTTGTTTATGGACATATGTGGCTTCACCCCCATATCAGAACATTATAAAAATAACGATGATCCAGAAGGCTTGGTTGAATTGGTTAATGAGTTCCTTGATGCAATGACAAAGATTATATTAAACAACGGCGGTACGATTGACAAGTATATGGGAGATTGTATTATGGCATTTTGGAATGCACCATTGGATTGTCCTAATCATGCCGACATGGCAGTTAAATCAGCAAGAGAAATAGAGGCTAAAACAAATGAACTTAAAGAAGTATATAAAGAAAGAGGATTGCCCGATATTAACGTCGGCACTGGCATTAATACAGGTGATTGCATTGTGGGTAATATGGGAAGTGAATCAAGGTTCGATTATTCTGTTATCGGCGATGCTGTAAACCTTGCAGCACGTTTAGAGGCGACTGCAGCACGTCATGAATATAAAGAGTATAAAACACTTATATCGTCATATACGAGAGATCAATTAGAAGACCCTGAAACATGTCATAAAATTGGTAGTATTAAGGTAAAAGGCAAGGAAGAAGAGATAACGATCTATGCACCGTGACCATATTAGTCGTATTAGACTCTTGTTACCCTGTACAAATTGTCTAGCTGTGATATAATAGTACCATAAATTAATCAAGGACCATTTATATGAGTGAAGAACTTTTATTACGAGAAGCGTATAACGAGCAGATGTGGGAGCGTAGAGCTAACGGCATCGATACTGAATCATTTGAAGTATGGTTCGCACGAAGACAACAGCATAAGGCGTTCTTCGAAGCATGGAATTCACAAGAATCTGATGGTGAATCAATCGCCGAAGCATTAGGAGCATAATATGTTTACAACCCTTTTATTTGGTAAGCTATTTACCATAGAGTTTCGCAACGGCTTTGGATTTGATCTAGAGTTTGTTGATAGTAAATTGGTATGGACACGACCGTGGCAAGCTGAAAGTGATTCAGAGTTTGAACCATTACCCTTTGAAGGCACTGTTATTTTACTGCCATTCATCTGTATAACATATGGCATCCTCTATAGGGAAGAAAGCGAATGATATATCCTAAGTCGGAATATAAATGGTTGAAAGAGATCACTCAATGGGAGTGGCCAAATCATACATATATTTTAAACAAAGCAGGACACTGCGTAGCATATATAAAGAGGGAGACAACAGAAGTCATTACTTTTGATCATCCCAAGAAGCAGTTTTCTAAAACTCGTAGGAAGTTTATAGAGGTAAAGTAATATGCCACATTTGGCGATTAGCGGTCAGGTAGCACAGAAGAAAAAGATTGAACAGTACATTGTTAATCTATGTCGTGCACTTAATATAAACCGCATGCACTCAAAACTAATCTTTTTAAATTTTAAAACAGACCTTGGCGATCGTTACGGCGATTGCTGGGGTGATAGTAAAGTAGGATATGTAGACATCAATATTGGTCGCAAACTAGAAGGTGAGAAGATACCATTCTCTGATATGATGCAGACCTTAGCGCATGAAATGGTTCATGCCAAACAATACTTTCGTAAAGAACTAAACGGATACGCTACTACATGGAAAGGTAGAAACGCAGGTGGATACAAATACGAAAATCAACCCTGGGAGCGAGAAGCTCACCGCCTAGAGGCCAAGTTATACGCTGAGTGTTGGCCTGACTAATAACCTTAATATAGTCTCCTGTTATTGCAAATAAACCTGTACAAATTGTTAAAAATGGTATAGAATGGTACCATAAATTAATAAAACTTGAAAGGAAAATATATTATGAAAAAATCTTTATTAAACGCAATTAACAACATCTCTTCAACTGAAGAGTTAAATGCAGCAATTGACTTAATTAAAATTAAGCAGAAACAGCTACGAGCTATTACATCTGCTGCAAAACGTGCTACTTTCGCTCCTGGTGATCATGTAGTAATTAACAGTAGAAAAGGTCGAATGACTGGTATCGTGTCAAGAGTTAAACGTACTAAAGCCGTTGTTGATATTGATTCAGTATTATTCAACGTACCATTATCAATCATGGAGGCAGCGTAACATGAACTTTATTCTTGGTCTATTAAGCGGATTCCTAGTTATGGGATCCGTTGGAGGATTGGAAACCGGGTCGATGACAATACCACAGACGTTATTAATGTCGACCATAGGGTTTATTATAGCAGGTTATTTAGTAAAAAAGCAAGGAATTAGATTATGATCATTGTACAAAGAACTTCACCTGTAACGGGTAAGGACAAAACAATGGCGATCAATGCTACCAATGAGCAGTACACAGCATGGATTGATGGTACACTTATTCAGGATGCCATGCCACAGCTTTCAGCTGATGAGCGTGAATTCATTATCTCAGGATGTACATCAGAAGACTGGGAGCAACTAAACGGCTAAGGAGAAGGCTATGGACGTTATGACAATAGCAAGTGGAATGTTTATCGGTAACCTTTTAACAATTGTTACTATTTTATTCATACAAGGTGCAGCCGGAGTAGCTGCAGCAAATCAAGAAGAAGGCGAAGATTAAATGTTATATGGATTATTTTTATCAGTCGGATGTTTAGCACTCTCAATTGCTGTATTCGAATTAGTTGGACTAGGATTGGTCAGAAGGAAAAAAGATTAAATGGAAGTTTGGTGTGTTAGCTGGTATGACGGAAAGGGAGAGCGACACATCGAGTGGAACGTACCTGACCCTTGGTATTTAGAAGAGAAGTTAATTCAAAAGGGAGTCGATCCCAAGACAATCGATATTTATGAAAAGGATGTATCTTGAGTAGAAATCCAAAGTATACAGTAGATTGGTATTTAAAGTGGGCAGCATGTATTTTACTTTTAGTTGCAATGTCCATAAGAGGAGTAGATGGTTTTTATATCCACGATCTAGTCTTATCAATTGTAGGCGTATTTTTTTGGTTAGCTGTATCGATACTATGGAACGATAGAGCACTCATACTGTTAAACAGTGTAGGATTAGTCCTAATGGTTAGAAATTTATTTGCAACAATTTGAAAAAAACACTGTACAAACACCTCTAACTGTGGTACAATGGTTATATAAAATTTGATGGAGAAGTATATTATGACGACAGCATTCGATGAAGTAATGAAAGAATTAAAACAGATGCGTAAAGAGTATCGCGCAGAACAGAAAGAGCTACGCAAAGAAGCTAAGAAGTTCAAAAAGGATAAAAGCAAATTAACTAAACATGTTAAAAAAGCTGGCCAACATGCACCTAGTAACCTAGATGCTTTCAGCGAGAAGAACATGTATTACACCGATAGCGAAACTAAACGTTATCTATCAGGTACAGACTATACTGATACCTACAATTCAACCTACACCGATTGGGATTGATATATGACTAATTATATTGGCTCACTTCGATACGATCCGTACGGCAGAAAGCGTAAGTCCAAAGCGTTTCGCAAACCTAAGGCAATAGTTTCTAAATCTACAGAAGCCTACGTGCCAACACACCAACCTCCAAGACTGATAAAGGATTACCCTTCGGCTTCTCTTCAACCGCCTCAGAAGACAGCTAGCGACGACCAGTCATGGAGAGCAGAGGCCTCTAAAAACTTTACAGTAGCACCCGCATATAATAAGGGTGCGTATCAAGTCATTACACGTGAAAACGTGAAGCATATAGGTAAATAATATGAAAGCATTTTTTGAAAGAGCAATACCATTTTTCCAGGGAGTATTTTTGGGGATCATCGCCATTATGGCATACAAATACATTTTAACTTTACTTGGAGTTTAACATGAAGAAATCTTTAATTTTAGCAGCCGGCTTATTAGCGGCTAGTTCAGCAACCGCTTGGGATAAAAGCCCAGCACGAATATTGGAACAAGTTACAGTTTGTAAAATTATTCAAATACCAATTTACGGCATGATAGAAAGACCTGCATCTGGTGCAGAGGTTTTTACAGGATTCCTAGTTGGTGGTGCTATAGGTAATCAATTTGGTGACGGCAACGGACGAGATGCTATGACATTTCTGGGTGCTGTAATGGGCGCAGAAGAAGCAGGACAAAGAGTCCGTGAGCGCGTTGTAGTTGATTATAGAGAACAAGAAACTTGTTGGCAAGAATGGCAATAGGAGTCGATTATGAAAGAAACAACTAAAACTTTTATTGACGGCCTCTGTGCCGGTGGTGCATTAATGTACCTAGCTGTAGCAATAGCAAATTTATATGGATGGACTACAGTATTCGGCGGAATAGCAGCTATTGGATTTAGCTATTGCATGCTAACAATTGCCTTGGCTGCGGATGAAGAAAGGTCATGGCGTCGTAAAAATTATGAGAAAGGAACTCATGATTACTACGGCAATAAGGTAGAAGATGAAAACAAATAAGTTAGAAAAATTATTTGATCGTCTTAGACAAGAAGGATGGTACTGTGGCTGGGGCTTACCGTGCTGTTCTAATTGTGCATGGGCCGAGGTTCCATTTGAACATGAGGTTGGTCCATTTACTGGCGAAAGTGTAGATCTCAGTAAGGTCTTGTTCAATCATGAGCAGGACTGTGAGATCGATCTATTCGACTACGACGACAACGCGGAAGAATGCGAAGTTTGTTATGGCGATGAAGACGATTGTTCCGAATGCAATGGAACAGGTTGGATCGTTGACGAAAAGATTCTCGAAGAACTAGATTTAGCTAATAGAGAATACTGCATTTTTCCACACTACACGTCTGATGAGCAGAAAGATAGTTGCTTCTGTTTTGCAGGCGATAAAGAGGGTGTGGCTAATTTAAAAGCTATACTACCAATTATTAAAGAGATGGGTTGTACATATAATTGGAATGGCAAAGCTAACACTCGTATATCAATAGACTGGGAGTAAGATTATGTCAAACTATATGGAATTGTCAAGCTACTTTGGTGAGAATAAAAGAGCTGATGTAATTAAATGCATAGCAGAAGATCGCTACGGAGTTAAGTTTTTTGTAGAAGATAATAGCTTAGGGATTGAGTGGTATGATGGCAAGTCAGAAGCATGGGCAGAAGATGCGGCTGAGAACTGGGTTGAAGGTATTAAGGAGACACCATCATTTTAACCCTGTACATTTTACAAAGTTTGTGTTATAATAGACACATATTAAATAATGGAGATAAATAATGGCTGCAGAGAATAAAGTAAGAACTAAGATGCGTAAGAATCGTTATACCATTGACGATAAGTACATGGGTGCAGAACCATTTTGGGAACAAGGTGAAACACCTACCGATCCAGCAGAACGCCAGCTACAATGGGGCAAGGCTGCACAATGGTACAACTACTTCTATAAGCTCAAAGACTACGTTCCTTATGTTATTCAGTATGCCGAAGAAGTGCACTCCTATAATAAAGACGACATTAAATCGCTAAAGGCATGTGAAGATTGGCGAATCGTTATGGGCATCGGGGGTGTTGCTCGGTTGCATTTTAGGGGGTGGGATCATGAGCAAGCTATACATGATCAAATGAAAGAAAATCTTGATGTTGCTGTTAAGTATGGTAGAACTGTTAAGGAAGAAAAGCAAGAGCAGCAAGCAACTGCTGCGCCAGTTATCTCAATTGCAGAGAGAACTAAAGCCAAACTTAGAGATACAGTTTATGTTGAATGGGACGAAGCTGTAGTTGATGGTTGGGCTGATGGCGACTTTAAAGTAGAGTTTGATGTATTTAACACATTTAAGAAACACGGATTAAAGGGTAATGCAATCAATCCATTTAAAGAATTGATTGAGTTAGACTATCATCTAATAAAAGATGCGCTTGATAAAACCTGTGAGCAAGCTGTAGAGGCACATGCACATATCTCTACCGCTAATAAAAAGCGAATGATAAAGCAGTATGAAACTATATTCGCTGATCTTGAAAAGCTACGTTCATCGTTTAAAGCTACACGTACGGTTACTACTAAAACAACCAAACGCAAGTCGACAGATGCACAGGTTAAGAAACTTAAGTATAAAGCAGAGGATAACGAGTTTAAAGTTACTTCCATTAATCCAGTTACAATACCTGGAAAGGAAACCCTCTACGTCTTCAATACTAAATCGCGAACTCTCTATCAGTATGTAACTGCGGCTACAGCTGGCTTTGAGATTAACGGAACAAGTATTAAGAACTTTGCACCTAATCTATCTAAGTGTACGAAGCTTAGGAAACCAGATGATGTTCTTCCTTTAATATTAACCAAAACGCCGAAACAGATTGAATCTCAGGTATGGAAATCCATTACCACGAAGGTTAAAGAATGTAACGGTAGACTTAATGCCGATTGTGTATTATTGAGAGTTGTATGATAGATGATGAAGAAATAACCAAACATAAAATCATGACAAAGAAAAGATTCTCTTTGGCCGTCGAACAAGTAGTAGCTCAGCATAACAATGTGTCTTATATTGATGCTGCAGTAATGGTCATAGAAAAACGTGGTATGGACTATACCAATTTAAAACGATTACTTAGTGATTCACTGAAAGCTAAAATAGAGAATGAAGCTTCAGAACTAAGATTGATTAAAACCAAAACCGGAAATAAACTACCAATATAGGAAAGATTATGAGTAATGTGATACTGCCATCGTCAGACGCAGACAAACAAAGAATCAAGGGTTGTGTTGAAGAGATCGCAAATGCAATGACTATGATTCAGGCACAGAAAGATTTTATCAAAGAAGCTGTCGCCTCATGCGCAGAGGAAGTCGAAGTAGACAAGAAGTATCTACGAAAGCTAGCCTCTATCCACTATAAACAGAACCTCAATGAAGTTATCGGTGAGGTAGAAGACGTGGAAGCTCTATACGAAAGCGTTATGAAATGATCGACCCGTTCGATTCCTTTAAGTTATACAACGCTCTTAAACTCCACTTTGAGAGCAACTCGTACGATGCTATCAAATATAACTTTAAGACTAATGTGAAGGCAACGTCTTTTCTTAAACGAAAGGATAAGTACTTCTTTGCAAAGATAGCCAGGCAATACGAAAAAGATTTAATGGGATACTATATTGCCAATTTTAAACACGGTATCTCATACGTAGGCGATATGATCAACGAAGTAGGTGAAGATAACTACAAGAACCACAAAAGAATAAGAGAAAGTATTCATCGTGTGTTCAGTGTTGATATAAATAGATTAACCGAAGAGGACTGCACATTCGACGAGTTGTTTGAATCAGTCGATGGTCAACATCCTCCGGTTGTACAAATTTGGATGCAAGAAGATATATCATTAGAGACTGTGGTCATTCTTAATTCCATACTAGGGTTTATACCTCGTGAATCAAAGAAGATATCGGATACCATTATTTGGCCTGATATCCAAAGGAAGATCGATAAGTACGGACCCTTCGTAAAGTACGATGTCAATAAGTGTAAAACTATTTTGACAAAGGCCTTTACAAGCATATGAAAATATGTTATAATAGACTATTATATAATGCATAAAGTGGATAATTCAGCTAATACAATGTTTAATACGGAGAAACAACATGTCATTTGCAAACCTTAAGAGCTCACGAGGCTCGTCAATCGACAAACTCGTAAAGGCAGCGGAAGCTGTATCTTCTAAAACTGAAAGCACAAAAGGTTACGACGATAATCGCTTTTGGAAACCCACACGTGATAAAGCTGGTAATGGCTACGCTGTAGTCCGATTCCTACCTGCTCAGGAAGGTGAAGATCTACCTTGGGTACGTTATTGGGATCATGGATTTAAAGGTCCTACCGGTCTTTGGTATATTGAAAACAGTTTAACTTCTGTAGGTCAACAAGACCCTGTATCAGAAGCTAATGCTGTACTTTGGAATAGTGGTCGTGATGAAGATAAAGCAATCGCTAGGGAAAGGAAAAGACGTCTACACTATGTATCAAATGTCTTAGTCGTGTCAGATCCTGCTAACCCTGCAAACGAAGGTAAGGTATTCCTTTATAAGTTTGGTAAGAAAATCTTCGACAAAGTTATGGACGTTATGCAACCAGACTTTGAAGATGAGACTCCTATCAACCCTTATGATTTCTGGGAAGGTGCCGACTTTAAAATTAAGATCAGAAAGGTAGAAGGTTGGGTAAATTATGATAAATCAGAGTTTGCATCACCAAGTGCTTTACATGATGGTGATGAGGAACGATTGGAAACGGTGTATAACCAACTACATTCTTTATCAGACTTCACTGATCCTAAGAACTATAAATCATATGATGAGTTAAAAGCTAAGTTGAATAAAGTTCTAGGCGTTGATGCTGGTCATGCCCCTATGGCAACACCAGAACCAGTAGCGTCTGATGTGATGGAAGCACCTAGTATTCCAACCGCATCTACTGCAATTGACACTAGCTCAAGTG